ACCACCGTTACGGCCGCATCGTCTACTACCTCCAGGAAGATATCGACTCATGGCATCAGAAGATGAAGCGATCGGCCTGGGCGTCGAAGACTCATGAGATGCGGAGGGCGGGCTAGTGTTCACTCGCAAGGCAAGACTCACCTCAATGATCAACTGTCGCGTGGACTCGGCTCTACGACGAGACCTGGAGAAGCGGGCCATCGAACAGGACTGCACGCTTTCGTGGCTCATCGAGCATTACATCAGGATTGGCATGCGGCTTGAAGGCGCATCCCCGCGTCCTCTGCTCCCAGGCCAGCAAGTATTAATTCATGACCAGGTACGGAGGAGCTGATGCGCTACTGCGAGCAATGTGGCGTCTCTGGCATGCATATCGAAGTCAGAGAGATCTGGATCGACGGCGAATACTTTGGAACGTTTTGCGGGAGATGCGAGATGCGGCGTGGGACGGGGACCCCTTCCCCGGCGCGGCGGCGTGCAAACTCTCGCTGTGAGGACGGGGGCCAGGGGTCCATCCCAAATGACCCGCGCACGTCGCCGAGATAACAAAAAGAAAGCCGGCACGCGCCGGCTAATCGTGAAACACAATATTGGATGGAGATAACTTAATGGAAGTCGCAAGCAAAATCAACGGTGTTGCCCCTATGGACGACCAAATCATTGAGAGAGTCATTGCACTCGGCGATCTGAAGATGCTCAAGGCCGAGGAACGTAATTCGTATTACCTGGCGATCTGCAAATCGCTCAACCTGAATCCGCTCACACGTCCGCTCGAATATTTAACGCTCAACGGCAAGATGGTCCTGTACGCGAGGAAGGACTGCACGGAGCAGCTGCGGAAACTCCACGGTGTTTCGATCACGAAGATCGAGACCGCAGAGCGCGATGGCGTCTTTGAAGTCATGGCGTATGCAAAGACGAAGGATCGTGAGGATGTGGACTTCGGTGCCGTTTCGATCAAGGGACTCTCAGGCGATGCCCTGGTGAATGCGAAGTTGAAAGCCATCACGAAGGCAAAGCGGCGCGTGACGCTGTCCATATGCGGGCTTGGCTTCCTCGATGAGACGGAGATCGAGACGATACCGACTGCGGCGCCGCATTCTCAGCCGGCACAGATCGAAGCCGGCACGCCTGAAGGCTTGATCACACGTGAGCAACGCAAGGACATGAATGACTGGATCGGCAAGCTCAAGGTGCAATTCGGATTGAGCAACGATGTCTTGAAGACAAAGATGCGCGATGCCACCGGATGTGAGCACAGCTCCGAGCTTACTGAGGAGCAGGCCGCCGACATGATCGGGATTTATATGACCTGGCTGAACCAGCTCGAGGAAGCGGCTGCCGAGAACGCCAAGGCTGCCGAGCAGAAAGGATCGGTTCCCTTCTAATGTCGAAGCTCATTCTTGATCGTGTGCAGACTGCAATGGACGAGCTGACGAAGGTGCAATTCGCACTGCGGCGGGAGCTCGCCGGTCGCGTCGTCATGCCGCGCGAGACTATGTACAAACATCTGATCAACGCTGCTGATGAGTGCGAGACGGCGCGCATTGAATTGGCGAAACGCATGGTGCGCCAGGTATCGCCGGTGGAGGCTGCTGACTGATGAATCTCCCCGAAGAAATAGAGAACACGTTTCTGGAGCTCGCTGCCTTTGACGAACGCATTAAACAGAGGCGATCAAGGGTGCGTTCGTTAGAGCTCCAGATCACTCTTGACGTCACCACCGCCAAGGATCCTGAGACCGGCAAGCTGCTTTTGACGAATGAGAAGCAGCGTGAGGCTGCGATCGCTTCGACGCTTGCCGAATCGGAAGAGTATGCCGAACTGGCAACGGAGCTCGGCAACCTCGAGCAGGACCGGCTACGACTTCAGGCGCGGCTTGAGAGACTACGCATGGAGTTTCGTGTCGAAATGCTCGAGGCCGAGCAAAGAAATGCCCTGGCGGTGCTTAAGGTGGCCGACGCGCTTTATGCGGCACGCACCAGCAGCGGCTATCCATTACCGCGACGTGAACCGGAAATCGAATTGCCATTCTGATGATTCGACCTGATGCACATCTCAGGCAATTGATTGGACGTGCCACGCCCGAGCAGAACGCACGCGCGATGGTCAAGGCGAAGGACTTCGTGCGCATCTGCAAGCGCCTTGGCGTCGAGACAACCGAGCTGCCGCGTGTGCTCAAAGAGGCGCTTGAGATGGAGATAAGCGGTGAAGCTGATGGCATTGATGTAGCTAAAACGCGTGAAGATTACTTCACCAGGCGGACGTATGCCCGCAATTACACCGAGCGATGAAGTGGCTGAGCGATGAATATCGGGCTTACATCGTTAGTAAGGAATGGTATCGCCGCAGGGCTGGACGACTCGTTGCGGCGAATTTCTCATGTGAGCGGTGCGGGTGCGGTGAATGGCTCCAGGTTCATCACAGGACATATAAGCGGTTAGGGCATGAGCGGGATGATGATCTCGAAGTGCTCTGCGTTGCCTGCCATCGGAACATAACAAAATGACTGATCCTCTGACCTGCCCAATTGAGCAACTTGAAGGGATGATTCTATCGATGATCAGTAAAGTCCGCAGAGTTCCAGGTTTGAAATCGTCTGAGGTAGAAGGGAAAACGATTGCGAAGCTCGAACAGCACGCATTCTACGTGAATGATCGCGATGTTGATCGCGCTATCAGTAGGCTCCTATTTACCGATGGCACATGGATGGAATTCAGAGTCCTTGAGTCTAACGGGGACATGGATATCACGGACGTCAAGGCTTATCTCCTCGAACCAGAGGAACCGAACAAATGACTCCAATTATCATTGACCAGAAGTTTAAGGATCTAATCTCGCCGCTCGGTGAAGACGAATATCGCCAGCTTGAAGAAAATATTCTTCGCGAAGAATGCCGCGATCCGCTCGTTGTCTGGCTTGAGCGCAATATTCTCCTCGACGGCCATCATCGACATGCGATCTGCTCAAAGCACAATAAAGAATTCAAGGTCGTCGCGCTCTCATTTCCTGATGAACTAGCCGCCGAAGAATGGATGCTTCAGAACCAGCTTGGTCGACGCAACCTGTCAACTGAGATGACTGCATATCTTCGGGGGCGGCTCTACGAGACTCGAAAGAAGCGCGAAGGAAGACCAGAAAAACTAGGACAAAGTGTCCTAGTTTCTGGTGCTACTCGCGATGAATTGGCCGAGACAACGGGAGTCGTGGGGCGCACGATCCAGCGTGACGCAGCATTTGCGAAAGCCGTTGATATCGTCGCCAAGACGGCAGGTAAAGAAGCGAAGGACTTAATTCTGTCTGGTCGAAGCGGATTATCACGGGATCGCATTAAACGTCTGGCGACGCAGGCTCCGGACAAGATTGAGTTTGAGATGCAGGTGCGCCGTGAGCGAGCTGCATCGACGCGAGAAGATCGTGAAGATCTCGACGCCGATCAGATCGAAGAGAGTGCTGAGATTAGCGGCAAGCTCAAAAAGGATCGACAGCTCAAGAAACTCGAAGTCATTCATCGTCTTTCCAGCGCCTGGGATAGTTTTATGAGTTTCATTATCAAGGCTCGAGGTGATGAAGCACCAGAAACGATGATGCCGGATTGGTGCCTTGAAGAGGGCGAATGGCTTTATGAACGGTCCGGCGAGGCAATCGCAGAATTGCAATCATGGAGAGTGGCAATTGAAAAACAGTTTCCAGCGTTGAAATATCGCAAATTCCGAGCAGTCAACTGACAGGAGGCATCCGTGGCAGAAGCAAAGGCTATCACCCTACGTCGCCAACTAATCAATCATTATCGAGAGCTGACAGCGCTCGTTCACGATCGCCCAATCTTGATTCAGGAATTGGAACAATATGCCTGGAAGATTGGCTATGTTGAAAACTACGCCGATCGGTTGATGGCTAAGGGATTGCATTATGAAATCCTCGAAATTGTCGGGGAGCAGAGGAAGCGAACGAGAGATCCAGTGAAGACGCTGGCAACCGCCGCAAATCAGCGGGACGTTGATAGCCTCGCTGAAGAAGGCTATGAAATCCAAAGAGGTGATATCGTTCGCAAAAACGCCTTAACGTGTTCGGTCAATCAACTCAAGAAGATGATTGACGGTATCGTACGTCAGACCACCGGCAATCATGAGCTCATAGGCTATGTCACTGCCGCCTATTTCGAGCGAACTGGTAAACAATATGCCCTGCCCTTCCAGATTTCGATTGATATTCAGCGACAGGCGATGAAGGAAGTCCAAGAAGATCTCCGGCGGCTGAGAGAGAAATAGAACCGATTGATAAATCGGTGAGAGACACAGGGACGGCCGTGGTTAATGCCGAGGATACGGACGATCAAGCCTGATTTCTTCTCAAACGAAGAGATCGGTAATCTGCCAGCCCAAGCGCGGCTGCTTTTTATCGGTCTCTGGACGTTGGCAGACTGCGAAGGTCGCTTGCAGGATCGTCCAATGCGAATTGCTGCCCAACTCTTTCCATACGACTCGTGGCCGATCCCGACCCTATTAGAGAACCTAGCTCAGGCTCGCCTCATCACCCGCTATGAAGCGGAAGGCAAGAAGTGTATTCAAATCATCAACTTCCTGAAGCATCAAAGGCCGCACCCCAAAGAAACAAACTTCGGCTTACCGCCCTGCCGTGAAATTACAGGAAATTCCACGGCAAGCCGGGTGGACTCTCATGTATTGGAGCATGGACTTAAGGATCATGGACTCTCTACGCCACCACCAGCGGAACCGCCTCAGGAAAAGACGAGCGAGAGAGCATCAGGATCCCGGTTTTCCCTCAAAGAGTGCGAGAAATACGCTGCCTCGCTGAAGAACATCAAATCCGTTAAAGCCTTCGCGAAGTCTATCTGGCGATCGGGCGAAGCCGATGACGAGATTGCTGAATTTCTTGGCAATACTGGCAAGGTCATGAAAAAGCAGCCTGATAAGCCAGTGGACGTGGCTGAGATACAGCGCATCGCCGCTGAGTTCGATAAGGCGGAGATGCACGATATCGCTGACCAGCTGCGTGCAAGCATCGCATCACCGAAATGAAAGTATCGCGTGAGCTATTCCTGCCGTGCCGCGTGAATGCGCATAAGGCGTGCCGAGGGCAGCATCCAGCGGGCCGCAATCATCTCGGCGAGTATCCGGCAGCGGAGTGCGTCTGCCCGTGTCACGTTCCAAAGAAATGAAACGCATCTACCGTCCATTTCCAACCGATGGCACTGACGTGTGGATCGTCGTGATCCTGATTATCGGCCTGCTTCTCTACGTGGCATGGCGGTGGGTATAGGGGGCACGGCAGTCGTGAGTTCTTTTACTCCACAGCATACTGTGGGCAGGGGGAGTGGGCGCGATTCCCACGCGGACTGCCGTGCCTCTTTCCAGGAAAGCAAATGATCTGGCTCGGCATCATCATCGGCTTTGCGGTGGGCGTGGTATTCACCACGTTACTCTACACGCCGTTAGTCGATAAGGTGAATATGCTCGAGGCGAAGTTACTGCGTGATAAGAAACTCATCGATGAAGCTATTGCCGCCGTCGCGAAGTACGAGCGCGATAACGCGAGATTGATATCGGACCTCGAGGTTATGCAGCGCATGATGCCGAAGGAACTATACGCGCAGTTCTACGATGCGCCTTACCGGGATAACTAATGCCGTCACCATACGAACTGAAAACTCGATGGCTCGAGTGGCATGAAAGGTGGCCCGTGCCAGATATCGAATCACTCAAACGGCAGATTGAAACTATCAAGCGCGAAATCGCCAAGCGCGAATCGATGCGGGACTCACTCGATCGCTATGATCCGGCGGAAGACCAGGAAGCAATCGATGGGCTCAACGAAGTCCTCGCCACACTCGAACGATTGATGCCCCCTTTCTGACTCCACCAGCGCCGAAGCGGGGCTGACACCCTTGGCGCTTAGTGGACGGGAAGCCGGCTTCCACGGGTGGTTCTCCCGGCTTCCCGTTAGATGATTCTGCGGGCGCTTTTCGACGGATTGGCGCAAGTGGACGGGGGCCGGCGAGGACGGGGGTTTTTGCCGGCTTTTCGTTAAACACTTGTCAGCACCACAACATCTGGTATAACCTGCCCGCGTCAGCCCTTCCATCCACTTGCCTTCCCTGCTCTTGCCATGGCTGCTCTCGCTCAATGCGATGCCTTCGCCTACATCTACGATCAGGCCGGCGATCCTGCGCCTGATGTGCTCGTTGTTCTCAAAAGAGTCCTTGATGCGAGCGGAAACCCCATTCTGCTTGGGCCGAAAACTACACTCACCGATTCAGCCGGTGCGTTCCACTTCACCCTGCCAGAGCTCGGAACTGCTTTCATCTCCGCTCGCGCCTCGGCTCTCTGGAACTGCCCCGATGGCCGCGCATTCACCGTGCCGCCAGGTCCATCGGGCGAGCTCGTGCCCGACTTCTCGCTGCCGGCAAGCACGCTGGTCGAGCCTCCGCTTGTCTACGTGGGTGATGTGCTTTCGATTCCAAAGGCGTCGGCAACGCAGGATGGCTATCTTTCAGCGGCAGACTTCGCAGCCTTCGAGGCAGGAGGCTCGGACATGGGCGTAACTCAGATCAACACTGGCGCAGGACTCACTGGTGGGCCGATCACCGATAGCGGGACCATCGGCATGCAGCCCATCTCAGGCGTTGCCGGCGACTGGTTGAATCCGACACGCATCAGCATCAATGCGTATGGCCAGATCGTTGCGATCACGGCGACAGCTGATACGACTGCGCCGAACATCACCGCTATCCTGGCAACAGTCACCGGGACAAGCGTCACGATTACCTGGACCACGGATGACCTCAGTGATTCGCAGGTTGCTTACAGCACCGACATGAGCTACGGCACATCGACGACCATCGATCCAACGCTCACGCAAAGCCATAGTGTCACGATTAGCAGCCTGATCGCATCGCAGGGTTATCACTACGTCGTGAAGTCGCGGAATACCGCCACGCTTCTTCGGGTCTCACCGGATAACACTTTCACGACAGGTGCGGTCGCTGACACGACGCCGCCCGTTATCACGCTTGCAGTGCCGCCGGTGACAGCGATTTTGGAAACCTCCGCAATAATCAACTGGACGACCAGCGAAAACGCCGACTCTGAGGTCAGGTACAGCGTCGATACGAGCTATGGCACGGCAACCGTGCCGCCGATTACCAACACGCCTGTTTCCACTGCTGGTGTCACGACTCATGCAGTTTCGCTGACAGGCCTCGTGGGGAGTCAGTTCTATCACTACCAGGTGAAGTCGAAGGACGCAGCAGGCAATCCCGCAATCCCCGTGACTGGCACATTCACGACAGCGGCGCCGCCGCCTGATCTGCTGACGGGTCTCATCTCGATGTGGAAGATGGATGAGACGGGCACCTCAACCGCGCGTCTCGATTTCGCTCCTGCGGCTCACCATAACGATCTCGTCCCTGTTAGCGCCATAGGATCGGGCACCGGGAAAATCTCCAACGCCGCTCATTTCACAAGCTCAGCAGATCATCTGCTAGCCACAAGCAATACAAGCCTCCAGACAGGCCCGATTGATTACACGATGGCGCTATGGGTCAACCTTGACAGTAAGGCGACAGAGCAGAAGTTCTGGAGCAAGACGGGTGGGGGCGCTGATGAGTATGGCGTCGGTTATACGATCTCAGGAGACCGCATCAGCTCCTTTGTTCGAGGCGGCTCAACCTACTCGACACTTAATGCAGACAGTCTCGGCTCACCTGCAACGGGTCAGTGGTACTTCATCGTCTTCTGGCACAATAACGCGGCGAACTCGATTAACATCCAGGTCAACGATGGCCCCGTCGATACCTTCACGCCTGTGCCGCCACTCGGTACAAGTGACGCTGCCGATGTTTTCTTTGGATGCTATGCCGGGGATATTCAACTGGCGACCGGCCTCGTTGATGAGGCTGCTTTCTGGAAAGGCCGCATACTTACCGCGGGTGAGAGAACCGCGCTCTATGCTGGTGGTGCGGGACTGCCCTTCAGTAGCTGGACCTAACGATGACATTCCAGGACTTTCAACAACTATGCGATAACGCGGTGGCCACGAGCCAGGTGGTGACGAGCCCGTGCCCCATTGTCATTGGCGATCCGGCCCAGCCCGTCAAGGCTTCCTATGGCGACACACTTGATCACCACTTGATCATCTTCACGGAGAAACCCAATACCGCCGCGCTCAGCTCTATCGTGCAGTCGGTGCGGTTCTTCTTCGATGCGCCGAATAACCAGACAGTAATTCAGCCGTTAACTACCGGTACCTGATGCAATGGCCGATGTTCTATTACCGCTTGAATGGGATGGCTCGAGACTCTCGATCCCGAATGCATCGCGTACCCAGGACGGCTACCTTTCCACGGACGCCTTCGTTCTCTTTTCAGGAGGCGCTGTAGTGCCCGTCACCAGCTTCAACACGCGCACTGGTGAGGTCGTCCTGCTCGAGGATGACGTTCTTGCGGCACTCGGCTACGTCCCGCTCAACAAGCACGGCGATACGATGACCGGATCGCTTACGCTCGCAGGTCATCCCACGATCTCGTCAAGCGCACTCCAGGCGGCGACCAAGGGTTACGTCGATTCACACGCAGGAAGCGGCAGCGGACTCATTGATGGTCAATACCTGGCATCATCGTTTGGAGCATCCGGCTCAAAGACTAAATTCACAGGTGCAGTCAATGCAGGCTCGACAACGCTGACCCTCGCGGCTGGCTCAGTGAATGACTTCGCAGTTGGGCAGGGGATATTGGTCACGGCGGGTGCATCTGGCGTCGACCTGCTGACAAAGGTTGACGCCGTTTCGGGTAACACCGTCACGCTGCACGTTGCAGCTGGGGCGACTCGCGCGTCTACCAACGTTCAGCACGATGATACGGTTGCCCTTCAATCTGGGCTCGATGCCCTTCAGGGCGGGGCAACGCTGATTATGGAGCCAGGCTTCTATCGCGTGAACGGGCCGAAGGGGCTATACGGCGCGCTTCTTCACTTCCCACGCCCACCAGAGATACCGGGGAATTTCCGGTCTGAGTGCTATCGCATCATTGGCTATAACGTGCCGGTCATACCTGGTGCTGATATGCCGCAGGAGTCGGGCGCAGTTATCATTCAGAGTGACAAAGTTGATACGACCGCATCAATTCTTGCGAGCGGCGACTACAGTGCGGGTCTATCCGGCATCAATCACTCGAATGTCGCCATTGAAGGCGTCACCTTCAGAACCTACGATAATCCCAGCATCAATGGACTTGACCTTGGCATTCAGAACAATTGCTTCTTGAGCAATGTCTCCTTCGATACCGGGATGTCTGCTCAGGGCGATCTAATCTTTGGCGGAATAACACCGGGAGGCTCGCAGCCAACGCACGCGACTTATGCGGTGCGCCTTCCTCAGGTCAATGCCTGCTCACAGGTCTTAACCAGGAATCTCACAGTCTCCAATTATGGGATCGGCGTTATCGGTGACGAGCTTTGGCACACAACGGGAACCTGGATTCAGCGGTGCGGGGTTGGAGTGCAAGGTCACGCAGGCCTGGACGCGAACTACCCGATCGTAGGCGACCTTCTCATTGTTCAATGTCCGAAGAGCATTGATGCCTCAGCTTGCCGAATGCGCTTTGATTGCCACGTCGATTTCGAAACCGATCACGGAGCTGGTGCCTGGTGGAATCCCGTCAACCACTTCAACGATCCCAGTAATAGAGCCAACGGGATCATCAGGTATATCAATATCTCGGCGGGTAGCGGTGGTGGCGCTTCAATAGCAATAGTGATTGCTGGAGCGAGCGGCGTCACCTTTCATCCGACTGGTTTCTGATTCTGACTTTCCAAAGGAGTAACTCATGGCCGATCTACAACAATCATTAAACACCATCCAGGCTGGCACTGCTGCTATTGCCCAGGATCTCGAATACATCGCCGCGCGTCAGAAAGAACTGGCCCAGGCGCTCAAAGGCGTTGCCGCCAAGGGCGCTGCCGCGAAGAACGAACTCGAGGACTTGTCGAAGCAGGCAGAAGAGTGCGCCAAAAGCATCGCCTATACCGCTCAGCAGGCGCAGCAAGTCGCGCATCCACCGCAGGCAGGCCAAGCACCGCCATCGGGTGGTGCACACCCAGGACACGATCTGCCGAGCGGTGCGAGACCCGATCAAGGATTACCGAGCGGTGGACATATAGACCAAGGCTTGCCGGGTCAGGGCCACATCAGCGGTCAGCCGGTGCCTGGTGGGCAGCCCGGACATATCAGTGGCCAGCCCGTGCCTGGTGGTGGCGATCGACCCGATCAGGGACTGCCGCCGACTGCTGAGCCGAAGAAGCGATGAACGGTGCCCATCCATGGCTCGACTGGCTCAAAGTTCTCGTCATCTTCGTGGGCGGCCTGATTGTCGTGATGATCGTCGTCAGGCTGCTCATCAAGTGGGCGCAGAAGAATGATGGCACTGGACCTAAGAGCGGATCTGGTAGAGACCCTGACAAACCGCTACCGCCAGGAGGTAGTTGAGGCAAGGCTGATCGGCGAGGACTTGATGACGACACGCGATGTTACTGAAGTGATCCTGACGAGGATCGAGACGCACGCGACAAAGCTGGAAGTCTACACGGACATGCTCGCTGATCTGCTATCGAAGAAGTGACTGATGGCCGGGCGTAAATTGAATGAGATTGACCTCGCTGAAGTCGAACGCCTTTCGGGTCTCGGACTCACCGAGAAGCAGATATACGAATCGATCGGCATTGGCATGCGGACGTTCTATCGCCGCAAGGCCGAGGATGAGGCGTTCCAGACTGCTTTAAAGAAGGGCAAATCGAGAGCGATTGCAGTGGTCTCCAACGCGCTCTTCGAACTCTGCCGAGAAAAGAATGTTACAGCAATCATCTGGTACGAAAAGACAAGGTCCGGTTTTTCCGACCATCTCACGCTCTCAGGCGATGCGGAAAACCCCCTCATGGTCGCCACTAGAGATTCAATTGCCGGCTTTGCGCCCGGACCAGTTCGCGATAGCACGCCATCCGGCACAGATACAGATAATCGCAGCCGGGAGACGGTGGGGCAAAACGGTTCTCGGGGCGGTACTCGCCGTAACGGCGGCTCGAGATGACCTACGGGTTGCCTGGATTGTTCCGAATTACGGCAACGGCCGGCCCCTCTGGCGCCAGGTGGAAAGAGCGCTGGCACCACTCAGAAAGCATGGCCTTACAATCAATCGTGCTGATCGAACTATCGAATTTCCACGCGGCGGTGGTATCGCGATCTACTCCATGGATAACCCCGACTCGATTCGTGGGGAGGCCTTTCATCTTGCCATCCTCGATGAGGCCGCAATGATCGCAGAAGCCGCCTGGACCGATGCTATTCAACCGACGCTTGCCGATTTCTCAGGCAAGGCAATTCTCATCAGCACACCGAAGGGTCAGAACTGGTTCCATCGCGAATATCTGCGCGGTCTCGATCCCGAAAGCGAGACGCATAAGAGCTGGCGCGCACCATCGAGCGCCAATCCCAATGAGCGCATTCAGCGGGCTGCTGTGATGGCGAAGGACCTGGTATCTGACCAGACCTATCGCCAGGAATGGCTGGCTGAGTTCATCGAGCACGAAGGCACGGTGTTTAGGAACATCGATGCCTGTCTGACAGCCTTGTCTGACGCAAAACCGTGTGATCACGAAGGGCATCGCATCGTCGGCGGCCTCGATTGGGGCCAGATTCAGGATGCAACAGCACTGTCCCTCCTGTGTGCTGATTGCCGCACCGAGGTCGCCCTTGATCGCTTCTTCCGCTTGCCCTGGCAACAGCAGCGCGACCGCATCAAGGTAACGGCTGATTTATGGAATGCCGAGTTACTTGTCGAGATGAATTCCATAGGCTCACCGAATCTCGAGGCGCTGCTCAGTGCCGGCTTAGACGTCCAAGGCTTTATGACAACGGCAGCAACCAAGCCGCAGATGATTCAATCGCTCGCACTGGCATTCGAAAAGGCTGAGGCGCAGTGGCTGCCTGATCCTGTTGCCCGGGGTGAGCTCGAGGCATACGAAGCGACGCTATCGACGCATACAGGCAGGCCACAGTATTCAGCGCCATCGGGCAGCCACGATGACACTGTGATAGCGCGGGCGCTTGCTCTCAGGATGGCGCTCGTTGAGCCGTTGAGGTTGATATGAATCTGATCACGAGAGTCAAGGAGGCAGTAGCGGCCGGTTGGAGTGGCTTCGTCGGCGGCGGCAGTGCAAGTGCGGGCCATCCTTATGCGACTGGCTTCTTCCCTTCCTGGCCCGATCAGTGCCCGTTTGTGCCGCTCGAGGGTTCGTCTGATCTGACGATGAGCTCGCTTGTCATGGCCTGCGTCAATTGGGCAGGTACCACGATTCCAAGCGCACCGATGCAGGTAGTCCAGCAGAAGGACGTCAAGACATGGGAGCCGATACCTGATCATCCCCTGGTCGAGTTGATCGCTGATCCGAATCCCTACTATTCGGGCATCACCTACTGGAAAGCATTTGCCTACTGGTGGCTCGTCTACGGCAACGTCTTTTTCTACAAGGCTCGCAATGACCAGGGCGCAGTGGTTGAGCTCTGGCTGCTCGATTCGCGTGCCGTTATCCCTGAATGGACGATAGAACCCGATAACAACGAGCGAACGATCTACTACCGATATTCGGGTCAGGGACTGCCTGGGATTATTCCTTACGAAGACATCATCCATCTGCGTTACGGCATCGATCCCAACAGGCCACTGCTAGGGCTTGCGCCAGTGCGCTCGCTTATGTACGAGGTTGCCGTTGATCAGGAAGTGTCCATCTACAGCACCCAGATCATGCAGAACTTCGGCATACCCGCGTTTCTCGTTGCCCCAAAACCCACATCGGATGGCATCTACAAGATGAGCGCGCCGGATATGGATGCCGATATCCAGAAGCGCACATCCGGGGCTTTACGTGGGAAGCCTCTGGTATTCAATAAGCCGATGGACATCACCGCATTCGGCTTCTCGCCTGATCAGATGGCCGTCGAAAAGGTATCTCGCCGTCCTGAGTCTCGAGTCTGCGCTGTCCTTGGGGTTCCTGCAATCGTGCTGGGGTTCGAAGTCGGACTCGAACGTAGCATCTACTCGAACCTCAAGGCCGCGCAGGAACAGGCGTGGACCAACTTCGTGATCCCGACGCAGGACTACATCACGGCCGTACTCAGCGATCAGTTGCTCTACGAGACCATCATTACCGATAAGGGCACGTGGCCAGGCGTTGAGGACGACACGTATCGGGTGATCTTCGATCGCTCGGCGGTGCAGGCGCTTCAGCCTGACCGCAATGAGCTCTTCACGCGCGAATCATTGGCCTACAAGTCGGGCATCAAGAAGCGCTCTGAGTGCCGCTCAGCGCTTGGCCTTGAGACGGAGCCTGAAGACGAGGTGTACTTCATTCAGCCGATGCCGGCTGGCCAAGCGTCGATGGCGCCGGGGCTATTCCCCGCCGATTCTGGAGCTGCCGCGATGGCTACTCAGGATGCATCGAAGAAGGATGTCGGCATGCTCCCGTTACCGCACAATCTCGATGAGATAGCGGCCTGGTGGGACGAGACGGCGCCGCCTGATGCCAAAGGATTACTTGATGCCGAGCAGGTCGCCTGAAGGAATCTATGCCTGACAACGCCTCACAAGTCATTGCCCTCTTCACGGACTTTCTGGATGCGTTTGGTCGGGCGAAACCGGCAGAGCGGCGCGCGTTTCTTGATTTCATCAGCCCCCAGTCGCGCGATGACCTGATCCACCTGGCGGATGCACTACGTGAGAAGGCGGCCAAGGAAGGCAAGCCTAAAAGGAGAACGTCATGACCGTAGCAACACGTTATGAGCTCGAAGAAGTCACCCGCCCGCACACCCTCGGTGAGCATTTCATTGCGAGCAAAGAATACCTGGCGCGTGATCATCACCGCGTCGGTGACAGGTACTCGGTGAATCTCAATGTGCCGTTCAACTGGAAAGCGGCGGGCGATCCGATCACGATGGTGAGCAATGAGGGCGGCTACATGTCCACCCGCGGCCAGCTCGCCACATTTCTCAATTTGATTACTGAAGTGCCGACAAACGCGACGACCATTAACATCACGCGCGAAACGGCCTTCGGGCTGGCCGTGCCCACGCTGACTGCTGATGTAAAAACCGCGCTTGCCCTGGATTACGCAAGTGTCATTCTCGTCCCGGTGCAGACCATTGCCGCGTGGATCAAGGTGACAACTCAGGCACTAGATGATTCGCGTCAGGCGGGCTACGACATCACGAACCGCCTGCGAGTTGCTGTCATCAAGGGCGAAGAGGCGCAGGTTATCGCGGGCAATGGAACGTCGCCGAATCTATTCGGCATGCTTTCGCCGGCGGCAGCCATTGCGAGCGCGGCAAGCATCCAGGCAGGACTCGCAGCTGTCAGGGGCGCAGGCTATACGCCGAATGCCATCCTGCTCAATCCTGCGAATGCGGCTTCGGCCATTACAGCGGCAGCGCCAAGCTACGCTTACGGCTACGACCCGTTTCGCGCGACTGAGGTGCTTTACGGCGTCCCGGTCTATTACTCGAATGCGGTGCCGGCCAATACCGGCATTGTCGGTGATCTGGTTAACGGCTGCGTCATCTATCGCAGGCAGGATGCGACCATCATCATCGGCCACGTCAACGACGATATCATCAAGAATATCGTCACCATCGTCGGTGAAAGCCGCCTCGCGTTCTATGTCGTGCAGCCGCTTGCACTCAACAAGGTGACGCTTACCTGATGCCGAAGTTCGCCTGGTCAAAATCACGGCAGCGATTCATCGACAAGGCTACGGGCAGGGCCGTGCGCTCGGATACGCTTCGTCGCTGGATCAATGAGACTGTCGATAATGCGAGCCGTCGCACTGAGCGTTTGGCTGAGCTATTGAATGCCCGATTGATGAGTGGCCGTGACTTTCAGATGGCAATGCAGTCCGAGATCAGATTGGGTCAGGGGGCCATGGCCGCAGCAGCCTACGGAGGCACTGAGGCGCTGACAGCGACCCGCCTACAGCGAGTCGGTAGTTTCATCGGCAGGCAACTCGGCTATCTGATGCGATTTGCAACTGACCTCATTAGTGGCAAGGTCACGCCGGCTGAAACGGTCAACCGTGCGGGTATGTACCAGGAATCGCTTTACGCCTCTTATTCGAATCACACAGTTCTGCGTGAGAGCGATAACGGGCGCCAGTATGTGAGGCGCGTGCTTGATCCCGGTGCCGAGCATTGCACGGACTGCCCCGATCTCGCCGGCGTCTATCCGATCGAGCAGGTGCCGCCGATAGGTGCGAGTCAATGCGGCTCGAGATGCCGGTGCGAGATTGTCTTCGAGGATGGAATCAGTGGTACAGCAGAAGGCGCAGCAGCCTGAAACAGTAAGGTGTTCGTGGTGCGGCCGTCAGCTTGCCGAAGTGCGCTTGCTGAATACCTATTTGCGCGTGCGCTGTGACGATTGTTCGCGCATGACCACCTACGCCAAGGACTCGCGCAAGCTGGACAAACCACAAGATATTGTGTTAATCAAGGCGTAGAACATCGCTGCTCTACAACGTGGCCGAGATCCCCGCGAGGGTCTCAATCGGAGATTGGCGCCGCAACTCTTTCCCAAGGGTTGCGGCGCTTTCGCTTTTATGCCCAACGAAAATCACGAGATTGAATACAAAGACTGTGAGCTCGAGCTGAAAGTCGCATCAGGTGATGGCCCTGGCATCCTCGAAGGCTACGCCGCCGCCTTTGGCAATGTCGATCGCGCCAATGAGGTCATCGTGCCCGGTGCGTTTGCCCGCTCACTCGAAGACTTCAAGGCATCCGGCTTTCTCTGCAACGGCCATAACTGGAAAGAAGAGCTCGGCACGATCGTTGACGCCAAAGAAGACGATCGCGGGCTCTTCATTGTTGCTGAGTTCTATTCAACCCCTGATGCCCAACAGGTGCGCCAGCGCCTTGCTGAGAAGCAGGCACGAGGCCGCAAGCAGGGCATGAGCATTGGCTACCGGGTGAAGTCTGCTGAGAAGCGCAACGGCGTTCGCTACCTCGAAGAGATAGACGTCATGGAAGCGAGCGTTGTGACTGTCCCGGCAAATCCCCAGGCGCAGGTCAGCGCCATTAAGCAATCCGACCCTCAACTCGAATCGCGACGCATCGCCATGCGCCGCCTTCAATTACTGCAACTCGCCCGCAACCGGGCCTGAAAGGAGCATACATGCCAATCGCTACTGGAGCGGGCGAGAAGGTCAGAACGATGCGGGCCGATCTCGATAAACTATTTGCCATCGAATCACCGTCCACCGAAGAGCTCGAAGCTGCCGTCAAGCTCAATGACGAGATCACCGTCGCCGAAACTGAATACCTGAAGCTCAAGAGCGTCGATGATGCGAATGAAGCTCGCAAGTCTGCCGATGAGGCCGAGCGGGCAAAATCCCTGAAGCCTGTTACGCGTCCCGGTCTTGCGCTTGCCAACAACAATGGCCGCAACCTTGATGCCGAGCGTCAGGAGACTGCGCTTGTCTCGAGCAATAAGTCCTGGTCTACCAGCCTCATCGAATCGGCCATCTACAAGGCCGTTCACGATCAGGGCCACCACAGCGGTACGGCCTACAGCGTGACGATCGATGACGCCATCGGCCTTAGCGTCAAAGCCGCCGGCGACCCCATTACCACTACGCAGTTCGGCACTCGAGTGACTGAACTGGCACTCGTGCCGCACGTCTTTCCGCCTGCGACAGTCTTGCCGCTGATTAACGTCGTCAATGTCGGCGCCGGGAGCATCCGATATTACCAGGCGACCATGCCGCCAACGGGCGGCCCTGACTGGACAGCTGAAGCGGCACTCAAGCCTGAGATTCAATTACGTTGGGCGCCGGTTGATGCTCCGGTCGAGACGCTTGCCGAGTGGACTGCTGTTACCCTTCAGGCTCTTGATGATCTGCCGCAGCTCAGGTCGGTTATCGACTTTGATCTTCGTCGCGCGCTGCTCAACAAGCTCGATGATTCCATTCTCAACGGTAACGGCACGACTCCGCAGATACGCGGGATTTTGAACTTCGCGGGCATTCAGACCCCCACCTTTGTCGCCGCCACATCACCCGCCGACATGATCGCGAAGGGTATCGCTGCCGTCAGTTCCACCGGCTATGGCGTTCCCAATGCGGTAGTCATGAATCCTGCTGACTGGTGGGCAGTTCGTACATCGAAGATCGGCACACCGCCCGCCTCCTTCTACCTTTGGGGATCACCGACCGAGATGGGTACGCCGAATATCTACGGCCTGCCGGTTGTCTCGGACTCGCATATGCCTGCCGGCTTCGCCCTCGTTGGTGATTTCAGCTACGCGACGTTCTACCAGCGCATGGGCGTGACCTTCATCGTTGGCCTCAAGAACGACGACCTCATCCGCAACATCACAACCATCGTCTGTGAACTGCGTGGCACGCTTGCAGTCACACGGCCTGGCGCATTCGCGAAAGTTCCCTTCGCGTAAGGGGTGCAATGAAAGTTGTGGCTCAACAGACTTGGTGCATTACAAGCACAGGCGAGCGGGTGCCCGAGGGCCATCCGCTCGCCCGTGTTTTGCTGGTCGGTAAAGGCTGCGAGATCGAAGACTCCGAGCTTGAACGCTATCCGCTCGTCACAAAAGAAGATCAAGTCGAAGACCTGGAAGAAGAGGAAGAGACGGGTGAGCAGACCGAAGAAGGCGTGCCCATCAAGCGTCCTCGTGGTCGACCTCGCAAACTCCCAATAGATGTCAATGACTGAATCCGAAGCCTTCCAAAAAGCCGTTGAGATCGTCGCGGTGCAAGCCTGTGCCTGTGATCCGCCTGAGCTCTCAACAGCCGAGCTCGAGGGCGTCATCCGTGACTCGCAAGTCGGCTCGACCTGGCAGCCCGACACCGTCTACGGGCAGGGTGCAACGGTCATTCCAACAGTGCCGAATGGCCATCTCTATCAGTGCAGCGTCGCAGGCACGAGCGGCTCGACTGAGCCGGCGTGGAATCAATTCTTCGGGACGACGACAACCGATGGGACGGTGACCTGGTTAGAGGCGGGGTTGGAGAGAGGATTCTTCGATCTCGATCAGGCGACCTCCGATGCGTGGCTGTTGAAAGCCGGCAAGTCAGCGCCGCTGGTGCAGAACTCGAGTGCGGGTCAGTCACTTGCCTCGCAGCAGCTATTTACGCATTGCCGCCAGATGGCACGCGACTGGGAGCCAACGAAGGTCTCATGACAAACGGACCATAGACAAATTGGGCGGTAGCAAGTGATTCGATTCAATCCCTACACAAAATGACTGACTGGCGCACTGAGCTTTATTCCGTGAATCTCGACTTCCGCAGGTACTCCCGCGGTTTGCAGGGCAACCTGCGCCTCGAGCGTATCGACTCATCTGGTGCGTGGCTCGCGCTTGCTGAAATCAAGAAGGGCTGGTGCGCCGACTACGTGGTCAATCAGGCATCGGGGCTTCCTGAAGTGCAGATCGAGATAGCCGATCAGGGCAACCTCGGCGGCGTTTTCAGTGCCAACAGCATTCAGGCGGTGGTCGTCGAAGGCGTCAGGTATGAGCGGCGTGATCAGGACTTGATGCTCGGCGTCCCGAAGGTATGGCGACTCAGATGTCAGCCGATCGGCGAAGAAGCGGTAGAGGCGGCATTCACGCGCAAGGCGCAGCAGCAGTGGGCTAACTGAAGCGGAGGTAATCAATGCCCTATAACACGCACGAATATTGGTACAAGGCGGACGGCTCGGTTGTGGACTCGAGCGACGCCGCAAGAACATACATTGCTTATCCATATAGCGCCCAGGTGCCGGTATCGGCTGTCCCTGTTGCGCACAAACCAGCAGCGCCCACGCTGACCACGCTTACACCATCAACCGCGGCCATTGCGGCGTCAGGTCTAAAGGTCACGCTTACCGGCACGGGCTTCTCCAGTAACTGCGTAGTCACGGCGGGCGGTGTCCTGATGGACGGGGCTGCGCTCAAATCGGCAACCTCGATGGAAGCGAATATTCGCGGCGCTGCTGCGGGTGCCGTGCCGGTTGTCGTTCGCGATGACTATGGGCAGGTAAGCGCTTCGGTCAACTTCACGTTCAGTTGAGACGATCCGATGCCAGTCGAAGTAACCATCAGCATTGAGGGCGGCGATGAGCTTGCGCGCGCATTCGGCCTTATGTCGGGTGCCGTCAATGACTGGCGTCCCTATTGGGCTGATGTCGCGGCGGTGTTCTACATCAGCGAATCGGCGCGCTTCTCAACCGGCGGATTCGGCGCCTGGCCGCCGCTCTCTGATGGCTACGCCCGATGGAAGGCCAAGCATTATCCGGGCGCGCCCATCCTCGTGCGCACGGGACGGCTCAGGGAATCACTGACATCGCGCACTGGTGCCGGTGCCGTCTATGAAGAATCGCCGCTTGAACTTCGGATTGGGACATCCGTGCCTTATGCGCAGTTCCATCAGACAGGCACGTCGCGTATGCCGGCACGCCCGCCTGGAGGAATCTCTGAGGAAGACACGCGCGTGATGCAGACCGTTGTGCTTGATCGCTTCAAGCGATACGCCGAACAACTTGGCTTCGACACGAAGATTGATTAAATGCCCTGGACGCCTGCATACAACCTGGTCTCCATCGAGCGCCTCGCATCGAACCTGCTTGCCATCTTCAAGCGTGACCAAATCGACGCGCTTGCATGGGCAGGTCTGCCCATGTTGCTTCCGCCCTTTATGTACTTCGGAATCGCTCGCCGTGTCGATCAGCAGATATTCCCATCATGCCTCGCCCTGCCTGTTCGCCTGCCGATGACGCAATCGCCTGATGAGGCAGCAGTTCAGATGAGGCAGGAGATCACCATCGAGATTGCAAGCGTCTCGCCTGATCCCGAAAAGCTCGCACGTGAAATTCTGACGCGCACTCGAGCGATCACGGCGATGGTGCTCTCCGCATCACCGATGGACATTTTCGAGGGCATTACAACAGGCGCATTCGGCGGGCTTGTCTGGGATATCCAGGAGATCGCCATCAACCAGTTTCCAAGGCAAAACGCGCAGGGGCAATACCTGAGCCTTTCTCAGTCACTTGCAGTCTTCAATTACATCGAAACGTAAGGAGGCAATATGGCAGGAACACCAGGACCAGGCACGACGGTATTCACAGGAACAGGCGCATACGATCCTGTAAAGCTCGTCGTCGGACCGGGCAAGATGTACTTCAACGTGCCGATTCCGGCGGACGGCGCATCTTTGTCAACGATTCTCACAGGCGGCATTCCAACTGGCACAGGGTTTCTCGCGGGCTATACGAAGAGTGGAACGACCTATCACTCAGCGATGACGCTCACCGGCTATGAGGTTGATGAGGTGCGCTCACCCATCTTCTACAACCCGACGCAGGAGACGGTGTCAATCCAGGGAACGCTCGTCCAGGTCGCTGAGAAAGAGGCACTGCTTGCGATGCTGCCGAATTACAACTTCAAGACGCCCGATTCCTATCACGTCGGCGGTCTGACCTCGTGGCCAGCCACTGCTTATCCGAGCGTGCTTGTCGTCGGGCAGAACCGCGCAACGCCAGGAAAGATCGTTGCCGTGATGATCTATAAGGCGCTCAACACGCAGGAATTTATCATGGCGATCACCCGCCAGAATCCCTCGGAGACTGCCTTCACCTTCAGCGCCAACGCCATCGGCACGCGTGAGGCAGGCGATCAACTCGGTCAGGTGTGGCTCGAGCCCTAGATGTCATCAGCCGTCGATTACAACGAGACGCAGATCATCATCGGGCCGAATGTCGGCCTCTGGTGGAACGTCACGCTGCCTGCCGCTAACACGCAGCTAGTGCTTGATGCCAACGGATTCCCGCCCGATGGCCGGCCTCTGGGCTATACGGATCGCGGCTGCACGCTGACGATCGGATGGCAAGCACCGCCTGAGGAAGCGTGGGATCAGCAGGAGCCTTATCGCGTCTATCAGGCTAATCAGATGTCGATGGAAGGGACGCTTGTGCAGGTGCTTGATCTCGATAAGATGCGGATCCTGATGCCGCCTGCTCTTTTCCAGGCAGGGCAGAATCTTGTCACCTTCGGCTCAGCCACTAAGCCGGAGCTCGGGCCAACGTCCCTGCTTATGGTGTTCAGGCATATGGATAACCCGGCGAGCCCGAAGTACGGCTACGCAATGATCTATAAGGCAATCAACAACACGGCGTTTACCTTCGCGGTTAATCGACGTGATTTGACGAAGGTGAACTTTCGCTTCGATTCGAGGCCGGTATTCAGCCGTCCACCAACCGATCAGATTGGGCAATTCACAACACTCGTTCCATGAGGATTTATGTCTAGAGCAAAAGAATATCGCAGCCGTAAACGCGACCGCTTGAGCAAACTAACAGTTGAGGCAACAGGCGAGACATTCATCGTGCGCCGTGTCGCAATTGATGCCTGGATTATGGCGGGGAGGATGCCTGAGACGCTGGCGCGTGAAGTGTTAAGTGCATGGCACCAGATGGGCACCGATCAGGCGGTTGAGCACATGTCTGTTGATCAGCTCATGAGCGGCTTCAAGGTAGTGCGTGATCTCGTGCTTGCCGCTTGTGTCTCACCGAAGCTCGTCGTTGGCGATGTAGAAGCTAATCCTGAGAAGGATGAGATTCACTTCGCTGAACTCGAGGTTGAAGAACGCACCGCACTGATTGCCTATTGCATGAATGGCGCAGGCGCAACACCCATCGAAGCGACCAATGGAAGCCTGACGCCAGAGGTCGTCACGAGCTTTCCTGAAGGCGGAGAACGGGGCGCACCTGTTCCTGTTGGCCAAAACGGGTGAGCGCTTCGGCACCAGGCCATCGGAGCTGCTGCGGATCGATCCTGATGATGCACTCGCGCTTCAGGTCGATATCGCCGCAGACCTGCATTTGCGATTGCTCGAGGCGAAGGAAGCCGAGCGAATCAATGAACGCATGGAAGCGATGAAGCATGGCCATCGGTAGTAACACATTAGGACTGCTATTCAAGATCGGCGTTGACGTCTCCGGCGTCAAGGACGCCTTCAAGGAAGGATTTGGGCAGGGCGCGCAACAGGGCATCAAGGACTTTGAGAAAACCGCTACATCTTCATTCCAAAAAATCGGCGACTCAGCTAAGGGCATAAGCACCGGAATCAATCAAGCCACCACTGGTATCCGTGAGCTTTCATCCGGCCAGGTAGGCGCAGGCGTTACCAATCTTGGGAAGAGTCTCGCATCCCTTGGGCCTATCATCGGAACAGTGGCCGTGGCGGCTGCAGCTGCCGCTCTTGCTGCTTATGCCGCTGTCAAGGCTTTCCAGGCCATTACAAGTTCGGCGGCGGAGTTTGGCACCAGATCCAAAGATGCATTCAATGAGCTTCAGAAGAATGCCACAGCCGCAGGCACGCCAATCACAGCCCTCCAACGCAATATCTCCGCGGGAATCGTCGATGCACTGGCTAAGGTCAAAGGCGCCTCAGACGGCTTCATGGCCAAGGTTATCGAAGAGTCCGGACCGGCGCTGATCGTACTGCTCAAGCAAATCACCAAGCTGCTCGTTGAGCTCCAGCCAGTTGCCAAAGTTATCGGCGACGCCATGTCTTTAGGTTTTCTTTACCTTGCGGGAGCTATCCACGCCGCTGACGAGGAATTGAGACTATTTGTCACTGATTGGAAGACATTGCTTCTTGCAATCGTTGGCGGTCCCGTCTTATTCACGGCCTTTTTGATTAAAGGTTTCAATGATGCGAAGGCGGCGATGAAGGACCTCGTCGTGCCTACGGCGCCCTTCGATGCAAAGAAAACCGCAAAGGATCTGACCGATGCGCAGCTCGAGGTGAACAACGCTACTCGCGAACTCGCCTTGCAACGTGAAAAGGCCGCAGCAGCGGAAGCGGAAATCAACCGTGAGCTAAAGGCTGGAGCAATTACCGCAGATGAAGCGCTTGGCAGGCGGCTGGCTATACTGGCAACTACCCGCCTCTTTGAATTGGCTCTCTTTGATGCCGAAAAGAATCGTATCGAGGAGGATGTCAAGGGGGCAAAGCGACAGGAAGATGCACTTGCGGAGCTTAAAAACAAAAAGGACATTGCGGCCATAGAAGACGCTGAACGTCAGAAAGCAATATCAGCGCAACAGGATAAAGATCAGACCAAAATTACCGAAGCCGCCCTTGATCAGCTTGATCAGATACTTGAAAAAAATAAGGACATCAACAAGGTAATCGAAGCCCGTGCGAAGATTTCACCGCCAGGTGCGCCCGTTGGAGTAGAAGGGCAGGTGCCAGCCATCGAGCCGGAAGTTAAGCTGCCAAAGCCTGTGGGCGGGTTCTTCGATGACCTGCAGAAGTCGTTGGAGGCATCGATCAGTACTTTCACAACGTGGGGTGATCTGGTTGGTAAAATACTTGGACAATTTGCTCAAGCTACCGAGCAGGCATTTGCGGCATTCATTCTCACCGGCAAATTGAGTGGGCAGATATTCAAGCAGTTAGTCGCGCAGATCATCGCCTCGCTCGCTATCGAATCGACAGTCAAGGCTATTTTCGAGTTTGCCGAAGCCGCTGCTGCGTATGCAGTTGGTGATATTCCGGGGGGCATTAAGCATACTGCCGCGGGAGAACTCTACGCCACTGTCGCGGTTATCGCCGGGGCCGCCGGTCTTGCTATCGGTGCAGCCGGTGGACTCGGCGGCGGTTCGAAAGCAGCAGCGGGCGCCGGTGGGTTCGGTGGTACTCAGGAAGCCCCAGGAACCGTGACGATCAATCAGGGTTCTCCCGGCACGCTCGGCATTCAACTGCTATCGAGTATCAACGGTCACCTTTCCAATCTCAGCACCGCGTCACCCGGCGATGTCGTGACACGTGGATCTGAACAGAATCCCGTCGCCATCGGTCAGGCGAACAATGAAGCTGCGCGCCGTGATGGCAGCGTCAGCCGTGAATTCCTGCAAATCAGCGGATTGAGGACTGCGTAATGCCCTACGAAGTGCTCATGGACATCGGCACTGCCGGAATCAAACGCGAGTTCGAATTCGAGACCGTGACCGCAGACTTTGGCGGTGGCTGGTATGCGGCGGCGGTCCTCGATGCAACGCCGATCCGTACATGGACGCTCTCGTGGTCAGGCACCTATCACGATCCTTACGAACGCCCGCAGCTCGTCCAGCCTCGCTATCAGGACGGCTCGACGCTCGAGGATGTGCAATCACGCCTCAAGTACCTTCAGCGCTTCTTTGCGAGACGGATGACCAACGGCAATGAAGCTTTCTATATGGTCGATCCAGCTGAGCCTGGCAATCCCTTGAGCCCCACTTACTTTCTTGTGCGAATGGATGTCAATACGATCACCTTCTCGCAGTCAGGCACAGAGAAGCAGCGCTGGGACTTCAGCGTCAAGACTCGCCTCTCGCGCGTGCCAGGTGTCCCGCAGACGATCACGCCAGGAATTCCCTTTCCATAAATGCCAACCACCGTTCCTCAAATCGCGGAGATTCTCACGCTGCTCCCATCGGACGTGCGCGCCGTCCGCGTCTTCGAAATCCTCACCATCTACTGGCAGGGCGGGACTCGAACGCGACACTACTCTGATGGCAGGTGGGTTGATGACTTCTCTGCGCTTGCGACATTCGGCTTCGATGTCATCGATGCACGCTTCACCCGCAAGGACTGGTTCGTCGAACTGCCGCGCACTACCGAGATCAGCGACGACGTTGTGAAGCTCAAGATGTGGGATGCCGATGCGGTACTGATATCGGAATTCCTCAACTCAGGCGAAGGCACGCGATGTCGCGTCACGCAATACTTCCCTGATTACGCCCTCGCGAATGAAATCTGGTGGGGCTTCCTCAAGCAGCCGAAGGAGACCGAGGGGCTATGGTTCAATATCGAAGCGGCTTCCGGTCTGCGCTCACCGAACCTCATCGTCCCAAGGCGTGCGATTTATCCGGGATGTCAGGCAACTTTTGGTGGACTCGTCAACCCTGATACCGGCCTGCCGTACTTCGACACGCTGGATAAACTTGTCCCGCCACATAATGACTGCCCATACAACCTGCATATCGGCGGGACTATCGGACTTCTTGGTCCAGGCGGCGTCCCGTTCACGAGCTGCCCGCGCAGAGTACCGGGTGATTGCACGGCACGCCTCGGACCGAAAACCGCGCCAGTGATCGTCGTCAGCGGCGTTAAAGTCGGAGGCGGCGTTCTGAATTATGAGGCCTTCGATGTCGTCCTGGAGTTCATCACTGGCAGTCATAACGTAGCGCGGTCATTCGCCAATGAAAGCGTGCTCAGGACGCCATTGCGGGTCGTTTATGGCTACCGATATATCAGAGATCTGATCATGCTCGCCTATGTCACCGAGCCTTATACCGACAGTCACGGTGCGGGATTCCTCAGAACATTGTGGGCTGTATGTGAAGGTCCGATCGTGGGAGCGGCGGCTACTTCAGACTCCTGGGCGGCTGAATCCGGGGCACCGTATGATCCCAAGCCTACCGCTGTGCCAGAGTCAGATAACTTCTCGGGTTTCACAATCAATGGTCTACAGATCACCAACCGCCATGCGGATTACGCCGGCATTTGGGGAACTCCACATCAGAGCGCCACGACCTTCTCGGATAACGTGCTCAACTATCCGAATACCGCAGTCATGCGCCTTGATTATGGACGCGGCGATTATCGCAATGTCACTCCCGATGACGTGAAATGCGATGCGGTTATCAAGGGTAAGAAGGACATTGCGGTCTACACGACGCCATCAGCCTTCACCCGGCAGTACACCACGAGTCGCGCATGGTGCCTGCTGGACCTCTACACCAACAAGCGCTATGGCCTTGGCATCGACATCTCGCGCTTCGTCATTCAGGACTGGATCGACCTTGAGAATTATTGCAATACCGCGGTCAACTCGATAGATGAGACCGGCGGCGCCGTTAGCATTCCGCGCACTACATTTAATGCCGACATCAAAGAAGGCAAATGGTCCGATCATCTAAACGATATCTGCCTCGCTGGAATGTTCACGCTGCCTTATTACCACCAGTCGAAGATTAGGATCGAGCCGCTGGAGATCGGATTGCCCGCAACCGTGCCGATATTCTCGGATCAAGGCAGTGATGGCACGGTGCGCAACATCATCTTCGACAACAATCAATCGACGTTGAAGTACTCACGCGAGTCTGATTCGAAGATTCCGAATCAGATTAAGGTCAATTTCGATGATACGCAGTACAACAATCAATCAAGGCCGCTTGTCCTCAATGATGAGATTCAGCAGATGCGCGCAGGCGTTGCAGCCGGCGATCAATCAACGCGCCCGGTGACTAAGGAATACAACGCAGTCGGCACGATGTATATGTCCGAAGCCTATCGGATGGCCAAGCGAATTCTCGATCTCGGACCATTCGAAAGTGGCGGAATCATAAACAATTTCAAGATCAAGTTTACAACCTGGTCGCTGCTCTCTGATGTTCTGGGTCTGCATCCCTATTCGATCATCCGCGTCGTATCGCAGACGGTGAATCGCTTTCAGGAGGCGCCTGGTTATCCTTACGAGTATTTCAGGGTGCTCAAGCTGACACGCAAGGCGGACCTGAAGATGGACATCGAAGCCCAATTGTTTCCCAGGCAATATATCGCCAATAACACGAACTATCCGCCTGCACCGGCAGTTGAGAATGATGGCGGCCCAATACTTGGCTCGCCTCAAGATGTAAAGCCCGTGGAAATCTCAACCGAGCCAGGCATTCTCCATTTCAAATTGCAGACAATTCCGAGGCCGTGAATGGCTGACATCATCAATCCCGATAAGACAGTTACGACGCACAATGCTGACGTTTATTGGCATTATGCGGCGGATCCTGTGCAGCGTTCGCAACTGCTCGGCACGTTCACCATCGGGACTGCTCAGAAGGTACTGCTGCCGATTCCCACGGATGCCGATATCGTTTTGCGTTGCGTTCCTCGTGGGGGCCGTGGGCAGGGATTCATGGGCGGGCCTGGTGATGCCACGCCATACACGATCAGTGCTCTCGGAGTCGGATCAGGCGGCGGCACAAGCAACTTCTACCAACAGCTTCGCGTCAATCACGGCTATTCATACGGCACAGTCCCGACGCCGCGGCCCGCGCTGAATCTTTTGCAGTCATTCCAGATCAAGGATGATGCCGTATTCGGTGAAAGCGATCTGACCACGTTTGGCGTCCCAACGGGGATGCTCAATCTGAAAACGGACTTTAATGCTTCCGGTCAGATCGGCGTCACGACTGCGACCGTCAGCGGCACCGATATCGTTCTTGCAACGACGCTCGAGCTTCAGCCGGGGCAGGGTATATACATCGCTGGTGCTGGCGTCTCGGGTTCGCCACTCGTCACGACCTGCACGGCAGTCTCAGCCGATGGCAAGACGATCACGCTTGCAGCGGGGCCGTTTATGCCAGGTCCGTTTACGGTCGTCCAGGCTGATGACACTGCAGCCGTTCAGGCGTGGATCAACAACGCCGGAGCCCCCAGGGGCGATCTTACGATGCCGCCGGGCTACTACCGGCTGACATCTTCGATCACGCTGCCGACAACATCAGAAGGCTTCAGCATCGTCATCCATGGCTCGGGATGGGATCAGTCGCAGTTCGTCTTTCAGCATGGCGGCGATGGATTCGTCCCAACATCGGACCTGAAGATTGATTCGATGGTGTTGCTGGACTTGACGATTGCAACCGGCACCATCGGCAATACCTCAGGCACGATTGATGCAAATAGCAGGGGCATCGGCATCAGAATGACGGCGCCTGACTATACTGGCATCTATAACAACTTCGTGCTTCAGCGGTGCCGCATCATCGGATGGGGCAGGTTCGGACTCTGGTCTGACAATATGGAAGTAAGCTGGATCAGCCAGTGCATCTTCCGTGAGAACAAGTCAGGCCATGTTGCATTCGTCGGGCCGGATACCATCTCACCGAATAAGCAGCCGAATGCCAACACCATCACAGATTCCACCTTTGATCAGGCTATCTCGGCAGGTCCGTCCGATTCGAAGCGCACAGTCACGGGCTCGATGACGGCAGGCTCGCGCACGCTCAGCGGCTCAGGCTTCACCGCCAACGATCGGGGCAAGTTCGTCATCGTTCACGGGGCGGCGACGGGCACAGGCGACCTCTATAGCTTTATCGATGTCTTCAACAGTAGCTCGAATGTCACGCTCGCGCACAAAGCACAGGCAAATGCTTCAGGTACGCAACTCGAGGTATTTCCGGTCAACGTCGCATCGATCCTGCTCAATCGCGCGAATGATACGGTGCTTGATGGCAGCACCATCCAAGGCAACTTCGCCGATGCCGGATCTGGCGCAACCAACGTCAACTCTGACGTCAACGCCATTAAGGTATACAACGCCGCCAATTGCAGGTTTATAGGGATTCACGAGGAAGATAATGCAGGCCCAGGTGGTGCAGCCATTCGGATGGAAAACTGCATTGCGATGACCATCGAGAACTGGGGCGGCACCTCAGCTGGCCCGCCACTTTTCGATAATGCGCACCGCTCCGACTTTGCGCTGATCAATTGCCATTGCGTCTCCGTGAAGAATAGCTTCTTCAATGATCGCCCGCAGTTTGAGATCAACGACACGTCATCTGAGATTCAAATCGATGATTCATTCATCGTCGGTGATATCAATCTCTGGCAACAGGACAACTCATGGGACAGGCTTCGGATCGGCTCAGGCGTCCGTGTTTACCAGGCAGCTGATCCGCGCACCAATCGCCTTGCGGGCAATGAGTATTCGTATGATGGATTCTTCGGACGCAATCTGATCGTCAATGGCAGGCTTCTTGATGGCAGCACCGCGGCGCCCGAGGGCTGGACTATTGCCAATCCTACCTGGTGGTCAATCACCAGAAACTCACAGACTCGAGGCGGCACATTCCTCAACGTTGATGCTACGACTCAATCGCCATCGACATTTGCAACCAAGATCTTCAGCCAGCTTGTTCCCATACCGGATACAACAGGACCGGGGTTGTTTACTTGTGCGTTTGACTGGAATCTTGACGCACAGCTGGGCGTCGAGACAACTGGCTATTACGTCGAAGTACGCCTTCATCCCTCAAGCGGCATTGATGAAGTTCTGCAATGGTCAACGCGCCGTTTCGCGGTTGTCCAGGATACCTGGCAGGTCGGGCATATCAGATGCTTCTTAGGCTCAGGCACAGGCCGCACGATTGAAGTGCAGGTGAACGTCACGCCAGGACCGAACAATGTCGTCATGCACTTCGCCAATTTCCGCCTGGCTGCGGGCAAGCATATCTATGGCGCGTGGGAAGAGGGCATTCACGACTTCGGCGGCAGGATGCACGCGCCGCTCGGATTTGCGCCCATCGCAACGAGCGGGACTGGCAGCACGCTACCGCCGCCAGTCGGCGCGACTTATATGACGATGGTCCAAGACGCGGGAGTGCTGAAGCTCGGCTACAACGGCGTCTGGACGACCGTTGGCACGACCGGCACCGTCACCGGAGTCGCCGCAGGCACGCCGCAGCACTTCACGAAGTACAACTCAAGCGGCACTAACATCGAAGATACGCCCGTCATATTTGAGTTTGGCCAGGTGCATTTCAAGCTCGTTGGCGCATGGCTCGATCGCACTCTGCCGCTCGTCTCGGTGTATGGAACAGGCAACACGGCGCACATGATCATGGTTGACTCGGATGATGTCTGCTATGTCGGGCCGAAGTTCGATGCGGCAACTGGCGGCTCAACGGGTGCTATCGTATGCATCCGCACAGGTACGGGAACATCTCAGAAGGGGCGGCTTTGGGTAGATGGCATCAATGGGAAGCTGACCTTCAACGACATCAATACGAACACTTATAACAGCACGTTCTTTCTGCGAACGGCCAGCAATTCACACAACGCCATCACGATCACAACGCAGGCGGCGGCTTATACGGGATTCTTCCTTCAGTGCATGTCAACAACCCTCGATATCGTGCAGTTCGCTATTGATGGGAGCGGCGATATCACGAGGATCAAGCATCGTGATTATATCTGGCCGACAACCACGCCTGTGACGACAGGCACTACGCCTAACGTGCTTGGTTACACAGGACAGACAACAGCGAATGCGCCCGTGACGCTCTCGTGGATACCGATGACTGGCGGCAGCGGATCGATCCCGCCAGGCACGCCCAACCGGATCGTCAAGTACGATGCCACGGGATCGTCCATCACGAATGCGCCGGCTGAGGATGCAACCACCGAGTTTCACATCATGGCCGTGGGCCTCAGAGTGGACAACAACCAGGTTGTCAATACGCTCTATGCTTCACCGGCCAATTACTGCGAGCTCGCAACCTGCGGCACGGACAACATCGTCAGATTTGGACCTGCGCTCAACAATACGGGCAGCACGAGCGGTGGCTATGTGCTCATCCGCGCAGGCACTGGCAGTGCTAATCAGGGGCGGCTCTGGATAGATGGTCCTGCCGGCAAGCTGACCTTCAACGATGATTACCTTACGGGAAACACCGGCACGACGAACTCGAGTGCCTTCTATTGTCGAATCCTTGGCGCAGCCGTTCACGGTCTGACCCTTCAATCGCCGTCAACGTATTCAGGCAACTTCATTCAGTGCTTCGGCTCGATACCGCAGAACAGATTTGTGGTTGATTTCAACGGCGATCTCACGGTCATCAGGGCCAAGTCCTACAATTGGCCCACTGCCATTACCTATCCGGCTAGCGGCGCGATGAAGGTGCTTGGCTATACGACGGCATCCGGCACGCCGCAGCTGCAATGGCTTGATCCCGCTTCGGGCGGTGGTGGGGCGGTTGGACCCGGAACGATCGGACGGCTCGCAGTCTTCACAACTACATCCAACGTCGGCAGCAGCAACTTCGCCGAAGATACAACCAACCTCCACGTAGCCTTCAATGAAGTGCCGACTGCGGGACATGCCCTGTTGATACGGCCGGCAGTCAATGACAACGGCGTGGTGATTTATCCCAAGGCCGCATCAACTGGCTATCCCTTCTATTACCAGGATTCGGTTGCTGGTGAGAGATTCGCTATCGATTCAGCTGGCAATATCGCCTTCATCAAGAACTTGCCTTATATCTGGCCATCCTCGACGCCATATCCGACAGGCGGCGCGCAGAAGGTGCTCGCTTATACAACCACATCGGGAACGCCTGTACTCCAATGGCTTGATCCGACTGGTGCGGGCAGCGGGGCCAATACCGCATTATCGAACCTGACGACGACATCAATCAATCAATCGTTCAATTTCAATGCCGATGCGAGCTACAACATCGGCAATGGAACCAACCGCGTCGGTGCGATCTATCTTTACAATGGCCTGTTTATCTATCCGCGCAGTTCCACATCCTCGAGCCCTCGTGCTTGTGGATTCATTCCGCTCGTGACTACGGCAGGATCGAACAGCGGTGAGTGCACACGCTTCGACGTTTATGCTGACTGGAACACGCTCCAGGCAGGCGATGATGCGCGCTTCCAGATCAGCTCATACAGGACTATTGAATTGCACGGACAGCGCAACAGCAGTGCCGCGCCAGCCTTTACTCGCGAGTCTACCTTCAACGCCAACAATCCCGCAGTACTCATTCTTCAGGACGCCGATACCGAAGGACTATGGATTAACTCGCCAGGCTTTGCGGGCACAAAGAACAAGATACGGGTGCGCCAGAATAGCGCCGATGTCTTTACCGTCAACGCACAGGGGTCGATCGTTGGGACGGGTGGAACACGATTCAAAGCCAAGGAATTACAACTGCCGGCAAATACGACAACTGCGATCAGCACGGATTGGCGAACCGTCATTGTCGATACCGTCAATGGTCCGCAAAATCTGACACTGCCGTCTGCGCAAGCGAATCCGGGGATGGTCGTTGACATCATTCACATGCGAGCGGTGCAGAGTATCTTGACTCCCCTCACAACAGGCTACGATCAGCTCATACAAGTACAGACAATCGTTGGAACGGACGTCTTCAACGGATGGGGTGGAGGTCAGCCACAAGCGACGGTTTTCAAACTCGCATATCCGGGAACGAACGGCATTCCGAATCCCGATAATCAACACAAGATAATCAGACTGATCGCCGACGAGCTTTATGCGATCTGGTGGTTGATGCCTTATTACCTTTAAGGAGACTTATGGTCACTCTCGAATTCAAGACGCTCAACCTGCGCAACGGGCTAAAACTGGACTACAAGACGCAGCTCACTGAGATCATTCGCAACGTGGCACCGCTCGATGCCCAAGGTGCGCCCAAGCGTGGGTTCTCTGAGCTGGATATGACTGAGGCGGAGGCTTTAGCGGAGAAGATCGAAGCGGCTAATGGCTCACTCGAGCTGACCGCGGAAGAGGCCGTGCATCTGGCGCAGAAGGTTGAGCGCGCCGAATGGCCGTTTAGTGATCGAGCGTTCAGGGAGTTTGTTGCGGATGTGAAGGCGTTGAAGAGTCAATAGGAGGCTATATGCAATTCACCTGGCGTTTACTGTTCATTCTGGCGGCGTTCATTCTATTCGTGCTTGCGGCATTCAGCGTGCCCTCACCGCCGCGAATCAATCTCACGGCGGCGGGGCTGGCCCTGCTGACGGCGGGGTTCTTCTTCACCGGCTAGTCCTCGGAGCAGGCCCAGACAAGTGCAACAACCCAGCCGATGAATGTCCAGCCAGCGAAGATATTGAGCACCGCAATAGCTGTGGCATTCTTCTTCCGTATTCCGATCATGGTCGGCACGAAGTAAAAGAAAACGCCGACTAAAAAGAGAATGATGAACCAGAACCCAACCAGTTCATTGCTCATGGCTGGTGTCGGTGAGGGCATCGGGGTCGGTGTCGCCTTGAGGATGGGTTTGATTAATTCCAAAAACAATGTGGGGTGGTTCCTTTCAAATGGGGTTAAACGGGGTGTTTGAGGGCGCGCCTCAGATCGAGAACTTCCCGGATAAAGATGTCGATTTTATCTTCCTGATGGTCGTATCGCTGCTCAAGCGATGTCAGGCGTTCCTCGATTCGATCGAGGCGCACCGCAATCGCCGCGAAACCTTGACGCATCTCCTCAGTCAAAGCATTCAGCTTTTCGAAGACATTCTCGATGGTTGGTTTGGTGTTGTAGTCGCTCATTTCTTCGATTTGCCTTTCTTGCCGTTAAGTCGGCGCCCGATCGTCTCGAGCGCCAGTTCCAGGAAGGAAGGCACGGCGCGCGTGCCCACTTCCCACCTGGAGACCGTATTGAACTTCACGCCTAGCTCCCTGGACAGTTCTGCCTGCGTAAGATGCCGCCCCTCGCGCCATTGCCTGAGTTCGTCGCCGGTCATAAATGCACTATAGCCAACGGTAGATGTCGCGTCAACCCATCGGTAGAAATTATTTTCACTGGACTCTTGACACAGAATGCGCCAATGGTAGAATAGCGGTGTCGAAAAACAAAGGCCCGGAAGCGCTGCTTTCCGCTAAGAATGAACGCTCCCGGACCCTGGTTCAAACCCCGATAAGGAGAATTAACCAATGCCAAAATATTCTACAGCCACCGCCGTCGTCAATCCCGTTTATGAGCTTCAGGCCAACATCGATGACCTCGTTGCCCGCATGTCTGCCGCTCTCGATGCGATAGCCGAAGCCGCTGGTGCCTGGCACTGCGAGTGCTGCGGTGAGTGGACAACCGAGACCATCGACGTGGCAAACTATTCCGACGAGATGGGCTACGAGATGCAAAGCCATTGCCGCCGCTGCGTGCCGGCGGGCGTGGAGGTGAACTAATGCACAGGATGTGCAAACGCTGCGGCGGCGCCCTTGACGAGCGCGATTGCTTCGATCAGGAAGTGTGCTCAGATTGCCAGTACGAGGATTGGCACGAAGAATATCCTGACGTTTATCCTGAACAGGAGGACGACGGCGAATGAGAAAAGGTGTGGGCGTGTTAGATAATATTTCGAACGATGCCAGGCATGAATGGTTTCGCAAACGAATCAAGGTTGATGAGACCACTGGTTGTTGGGTTTGGCAGCGGTCGAAGATCAACAGGGGCTATGGACATGTCCACCTGACTATCAATGGACATGTTGAAACGCTTGCTCATCGCGTTGCCTTCAGAGTTTTCGTTGGCGACATTCCTGGCGATCTTGAGCTGGATCATCTTTGCCGCAATCGTGCCTGCTGTAACCCTGCGCATCTGGAACTGGTGACATCCGCAGAGAATACCGCTCGCACTATCTGGCCGATGTCACAACGGACGCATTGTAAGCATGGGCATCCGCTCGAGGGATCGAATATGTATTGGCAGGGACGCCGCCGTGTCTGTCGGGCCTGTCGCAATATGAGATTCAGAGCATGGCGTGAGCGGCATAAGAAGGAGGTTTCATTATGAGAGAGGCTATATTTGACCACCTGTCAGACGGAGCCCGTCGTTTCCACGAGTGCCATACCAAGTGGTCGCTGCAATCGTTCCACATCGAGCTCAGCAACATGGCCAAGGCTGCCATTGATTCGATGACGGATTCGAAGCCGAAGCGTGACGCGCACTGGCAGGCCGTCGCAGCATTCAAGCTCGCACGGGAGATTGAACGGCAGGCGCTGGAGACTGGCGAGGTGGTATGCTAACGGCAAGAACATACCTGACGGTTTTGAGGCTCGCTTCGGCGGGCCTTTTTTGTGATATAAGGCGTCGGGATGCTCGAGCTTCAACCAATCAGCTTCGAAGAGGCGGCAACATTCATCCGCTTGCATCATCGGCACCACATACCGTCAATCGGCTGGAAATTCGGAATTGCTGCCAACGACGGTGATCATGTCGTTGGCGTCGCAATGTGTGGGCGTCCAGTCTCGCGCCATTTCGATGACGGCTGGACGCTTGAATTGAATAGGCTTTGCACTGATGGCACCCACAACGCTTCATCCTTCCTGTTAGGCGCCTGCCGCCGCGCAACCTTTGCCCTAGGATATCGCAGGCTTATCACATACACGCTCGCTGAAGAAGGCGGTGCATCACTTCGCGGCGCAGGTTTCAAAGAAGTGATGAGGACCAAAGGCGGAAGCTGGAGTCGCATCAATCGTCCACGGGTTGATAAGGCTCCGACCATTCAGAAGGTTCTATGGGAAACGGAAATCTGAAATTTGCGGATAATCCTGCGGATAAAACCAATTATTAGAACCGTAAGTCTAAGCCGGTGAACAGATTCGAACTGTTGACCTACTGATTACGAATCAAGCGCCAAGATTTTCTCCCCACTCCCTCACAGTACCTAAAGCTACCAGAATAAGCCACTTACGTTCCACGTGGAACCTCGCCCGATACCGCAAAATACCGGAAAATACCCCAATTTGGAGAGCGATTGCGGATAATCTGTGGATAAAATATCGGGGCAAAGAGCGACTGATTTCGGCCTGAAAAGTCAGTCGGCCCTCGTCGAAGCGGGTCAGTGCTGCGGATAATTGCGGATAATTGCGGATAACCCTCATGCGAGCTTCTCTTCCTGGTGGATCCGGTCCATTGTCTCGGCTATTCGACGGGCTGCAATGATGTCTGCGCGAATGTAGTGATCGATCAGGATGGCCGGGTTTGCGTGTCCTGTGACCTTCCTGACGATTTCAATGGGCAGCCCGGCACTTACCATCCCCGTCGCGCCACCGGCCCTTAAATCGTGGAAGCGGAGATTCTCGATGCCGGCGTTCTGGCAGGCTTTCGTAAAGGCGTGCTTGAAATCACCATCAATCCCGAAGACTCGTGTCCCTGGTTGCTTATCCGAAAAATGCCAGAGGCGATAGAGCTCCGCCTGGAGGCGAGTGGTTAACCCTATGGTCACCGCCTGCTCCGTTTTGGTTGATGTCTTTTTAATCCTGATTACCCGATCGTTGAAATCAACATCCGCCCAGGTGAGACGAACAAGATTTCCTCTTCGAAGCGTGGTGTCCAGGGCGGCGATGATAAGCGGCCGGATGTGAGCTCGACGTCCGACGCAGGCTGCAATCAGGCGTTTCTGCTCATCGATGGTAAGCAGCCGATCACGCTTGGTCTCGTTGGCCGGTGATATCAGCTTGCGGAATAGCTCCTGGGGTGGACCGTCAAGCCAGCGCTTTGAGGCGGCGAAGTAGAACACCTGGCGCAGAACAGCCAGCTCATAGTTGACGGTGCGGATCGTGCGCGGCTTACCTTCCATTTTTTGTCCGTGACGGACGACTGGAACGTTGAACCGGCGCTGGCGGAATTCCTCGATGTCGGGGCGAGTGATCTCTTGAATTGGACGATTGCCAAAATATGGGATGAGTACGTTCTTTAGAATTCCCTTTGGCGTCTCGAGCTGCTTCTTGCCGGCGACCTTGTGACCATCGACGATAACGACCGGGACCAACTCGACACGCTCGTATTCTGCGGCGGCGTCGGCAAAGGTGCGAGTGAGATTTGCGACTGCACCGATGCCGACGCTCTCAAGATAACCCGCAAACTGACGGATCAGTTCTTTCGCTTCACTCTTCGTGTCGGCACGCTGTCTCCATTCGCGCCGCTTGCCGCCGCCATCGTAATACAGGACGCGGGCGTAGATGTATCCCCGGGGATGGACTGAGACGCAGGATGAACTGATTGTTTTTCGAGGCATGATTCTTTGTTCTCGACAAGATGCAAGGATGGCGCCTCAGGTTCCTCAAGATAGCGGACTACCCTGACGATCCAGCCCACCAGTTGAAGCCTTGCAGAATGGGTCGGGATGTATTTCCACGAGCCTTCATGCTCATGGATACGAATAGAGTTACCGTCATCGGCGGTCTGGACGTAACAGATCTTGTCTTCGCCCTGCTCTCGCATCAGTACCGGACCCTTGACGGGCCATGAGACCGCCGGCACGACGCAGACAAGATCGCCTGCATATAGGCCGATGTAATGGAGATTGTTGTTTTCAATTGTCAGCCAACGCCCTTGCGGACATTCAACGCAGGGGGACGTCTGCTTCTGATCGGCGTGACCCATCAGGAACCTCCTTAAAGAATGAATGGATTGTCGATCTCAGGGAGATGAAATCGATAGTTCGGGCTCAGGCGCTCTTTGTCTTTCGTCTGGGCTGAGAGGGGCGAGCGGTGCGCCTGGTTGCCTTCTTCAGATCCTCAAGATTGCGGATCTCTTCCGGGTGGTCAATCGGCTGAACGGTTGAGCCTGTGTCATGGATATCCTCATTGAGGGCTGCAAGGCCCTTCTCTTCGTATTTGTGCCGGTAGATCCGGGCCAGTGTTTGAGCGAAGAGTCCAGGTGAGGTGTCCCGTTCTTCGCGGATTGTCTGAACCATGTAGAGATGGAAAAGGCCGCTCATGCTTATGCCACGGAGCTCGCATGCTGCCTGGAACTCTGCATAAGTAACCTTGGCGACCTTGACGGTAAGCATCTCAGTTTTCGACTTCTTCCTAGCCACGTGGAAAATCATATGGGTAGTCATAATAAAGACAAGAGCTAGCTCTCGTCAAGTACAAAATTGACTTGACTAGAGGTAGTCCGGAAGCGTAGGATCACTTCGGAGTAGTCAAGGACTAGTCGTTGGAGGGTCAATGAGAGATAAGCGACTTACAAAGGTATTGTTTGTCAAAGTTGATGACGATCTATCGGATCGAGTGGGACGGGCTGCCGACCTCACAGGCCATAATAAAGCCACATTCGTGAGGGCGGCAGTGATCGAAAAGCTTTTGCAGCTGAGCGCGATATATCCTGAATTGAGACGCAAGGATCGGGAGGCACAGGCCGCATAGGACTTGCTTAGGGCTAGTCATTTGGATATTATTATTTCTGGTAGCCGCGGGCTAGTAAAAGATCGAAGGGAGGCGTAGATGGATGAGAGCGGGAAACTGACTGAGCGGGAATTTGCTAAACGGGTTGGCGTCTCACTTAACACCGTCGGCCGGCTGCGACGATCGGGCAAGATCGATTACCACCGTTACGGCCGCATCGTCTACTACCTCCAGGAAGATATCGACTCATGGCATCAGAAGATGAAGCGATCGGCCTGGGCGTCGAAGACTCATGAGATGCGGAGGGCGGGCTAGTGTTCACTCGC